ACGTGCGATCTGCACCACTCTCTCGGCTGCCATACTCGAGAGCTGATTGACCGTACCGGGCTGGATGTTGTTGAGCTGGGCTGAATCGACGCCGGAGAATCCGTTATTGACGCCTGTGCGGTTCTGAGCGACCTGGGACATGTATTCCAGGCCCTCGACGGCCTGCGGGAATACGAACGGCATCTGCTCGTAGCGGATCTGGTTGATATCCGTTGCCCGGATAATTCCACCCGGGCGACTGATCAACGCATCGTCGATATTAACCTGCGTCTCGTTCAGGACCTTCTGCGGATTATTCGCGATATAGAGGTTATCCAAACCGCCGCGCAAGATGGCCGTCTTGATCCGCTGGATATCCGAGACCATGTCCGCAACGGCCACACCAAGATGGCGATGCGGCAAAGGACAGGCGACACCGGAGGCGACGGGGATCCGGCTGACTTCTTCCTGATACAGGATCCGTCGGCCGACCCGCATGATCTGCAGTAATTCGGCCTTACCGTCCCCGTCGTAATCGACACGGATCCAGATCATTCGCGCCTTGACCCGGCGCATCGAGGGATCCGTCGGCTTATAGCGCTCTAGACGGCGCTCACCGTATTGGTCTCGAGCGTAATCCTCTTCGGTGTAGATCTCAGGGTCATCCGCGACATCGGTCGGAATATCGAAACCCTGCTCACGAAGCTCCGTTAAGGTCGTCTCTTCCCAGTACTCGAAGTAGTTGCAGCGATCGTCTATACGCCACGAGAACGCTCTCTGGTCGACTTTTACGCGCTCCGGGGGGAGAACACGGATGGTGAGGTCTTTGCCCTCGCTGCTACGGCGTATGACGACGTCGTAGAGCATGGCCGGCATGGTCATCGGTTGGCCGGTTTCGTTGACCAATTGCTGTCCTGTGACCGGATCCATGACAGGATCGGGTGGGAGATCCGGCGCAGGATAGGACCTCGAGTCGATAAGCTGACAGGTGGGGTCCTGTAGCAGGTAGGCAATGCCCTCCTTGGTCTGCCCTTCGTACTTCTCGATATCGACTGAGCGTTTGCGGTCTCGGTAGACGAGGAAGTAAGCGTTCTTGGTCAGTAGCGCATCAGTCGCCCACTCCAGGAACAGATCAAACCACGGGTGCTTGGTCGTGACCATCCAGTTGAGATAGGCGGTCTCCTGCTTGGCGGGTTCCACGTCCGCCTCGTTCATAGGTGTCAGTGAGACGACATCGTCACCGTTGGCAAAGATCCGGCAGAGCGAGGGGAGAATCCATTGGATGGTTTCGAAGACTGATCGGTCTATGACGTTCGACTGACCTTCGCGCAGGATCAACGTTCTTGCCTAAGTACAGATCGATGTTGAGCGCACGCTCAGCCGATAGAGCGGCAGTCAGGTTCGAGAGATTCGACCCATAGGCGCGATTGTCCGCATCATCAATGGCCGCAATGAGCTGTACCTCGTCCATCGGCTTTGCGCCCACGGTCGGGGTCCCGGCATCGTCATAGCCGGGTGCGGACGAGCTGGCTTGAGCCATCAGGCAGTCTTTTTCTCAGGGAGCTTCAGCGTCTTGACGGGCGCCAGGACTGGGTTGTCCTGTGCTTTGTTTCGTTCCTCGAGCGCCTTCACGCGTGCTTCGAGTTCTTTCATCTTGGCAAACATCGCAGCACTCATATGCACCTCGTATCAATCATCGTCATCTTCTTCGTCGTCGTCGACCGTGGGAGCGCCGTTCAACGAGCAACAGGCCCGCTGGTACGTGCGGAAATCACCCTTGCCGCAATACAGATCGCGGCCTCTGCTGTCCTTCTGATACGCCTTGGAGGCATACGGACAGCGCCAGCAACCGAAGCCCACTCCGTTCTTGGCGACGCCATAGGAGGCAACCTCGGGGGATTTCTGTAGCAAGAGCATCTCGGGATCGCCCGCACAGAGGTTCTCCCAATCCCCACAGCTGCCGGCCTTTCGATCGATATAGTCGATCTTGACCAAAAGGCACTTCTCGCCGTTGGCCTGGTTGCACCGTCCGCAGTTGTAGTTTCCGAGCTCGTCGTAGGTGCGAGTCAGCCCCGTATAGGGATCAGCGAACTTGAAGTGACTGGCGAATCGGTCCCGATTGTGCTGCTCGATGACTTCCCGTTTAGGTCCAACCTGAGCCGGCTGCTTAAATAGGCCGTTCGCCAGCTTCTCGGGGGTAATGATCTCTCTGACTGGCGCACTTCCATTGTCCTGAGTCAGGATGGAACGCGACATCTTGAAAATGTCGGTCATCGCTTATGCGTAGGCTCTCTTGGGGTAAACGATGGGCTTGCGGAATGTGATCTCGTTAGCCATCTGATCGGCCACGATCGCCATGTACCGCAAGGCATCGGCGCCATGGCTGTATTCGTCGTGCAATGGACTCGAGGGCTCGTTCGTGCTCGAGGGAATCGAACGGCGATAGCGCTTCAAACAATCCACTAGCCGCCCTGCCCTATCTGCATCGATATAGAGCCGCGGGAATAACAGCCTCACCGCCTTAATTCCTTGCTCCACATCCATCTTCGGCACGATCTGCACGCGGCGACCGAGCTTCGTCAGGATCTCCTGCGTGCTCTGTCCCGTCTTGAAGTCCTTCGACTGACCGTCATGCGGTAGCCAGTCCGTGGCCCACCGGTATTTCATGGCCTCGAGATCACGTACGTAATCGACGAGCGTGCGGTGCGAGTCCTCGACGTAATCGATCACGCGCAGCTCGCTCGAGTGACGCTGGGCCAGGATAATCACCATCTTGTCGTTCCAGCCTAGATCCCACACCGTGTGTACGGTGAGCATCGGATCGTATGGAACTGGTCGGTAATGGCCGCTCGTGACGAGCTGAGCGACCTCCTGAGCGTAGATCGCGCCATCTACTGCGGCACGACACTCGCCTTCCCAGATGTTGCGATAGCCGATCGGATCACGCTCTTGGCAGGCAATGCGCTCCTGCTCGAGCACTTTCGGGAACCAGGGGTTATCGCGCCAGCTCATCGCAACGACGATGGAGTCCTTGGGCGGCTTCTGTACAAAGCGCGTGAAGGTCTCATCCGTATCCAGGTCTGGATTGAAGCTGATCCAGATTTCGGATTCTTCTTTGCGGATCGTCGGGATCAATACATCCCATGAGCGCTTGGTGACGACTTGGGCCTCCTCGACCCAGCACACATCCACGCCCTCGTACGACTTCAGGTTCTCGATCGATTGGCCGCGAATACCGGCGAAGAAGAACTCTGAGCCATTGCGGCCTTCGATCTTCGCTTCGGTCACCCGGTAGAAGGCACCGAGTCCCATGGCTTGAATCTGGTCGGACAGCAGTTTGTGAACGCTGTCCGCAATCGACTTCTGCACTTCGCGTGCGCAGAGAATGCGTAACGGCTTCTCTGCGGCTTTGACGAGTAACGCTCGCGCGATACCCCAAGATTTCGCTGCGCCACGACCGCCGTGTAGCGTCTTATATCGGCTAGGACGAAAGAGGCATTCGAGCTTCGGGGGAAACTCGATCGTCTGCTGGGTGGCGTCCAAAGGTCACCGCGAGGCCGAGTGGTGTGCCGTCCGCATCCTCGAGCTGGATTCCTTGCGAGGCCTTTCCATCGATACGATCTGCAATGTGATCAATCGCCCAGCGATCGCCTTCCATTGCGAGGGCGACAAGACGATCTGCAGCTTGGTCGAGTCCGGCATCCACGCTTGTTCCAGTGCAGCGCGCCAGTGCTCGTAAGATCGCTTCCCGCCATCGTTTGGCCTTGGCTGCATTTTGGTTACCGACTGGCGCGGCCATTGAGACAACTCATAAATGACTGATGCGACTGTCTTACGACTTGGTCGCCCCTAAAATCAATTACCCGGAAATCCATCCGCGAGTGAGAACGGATCCTGGCTCGCCTTGTGTCCCGGCTGCGGGTTGTAGTTCACTCCAGTGCCGGCAGGGAGGTTCTGGCCGGGAGCGTTGAAGCTCACATCGCCGGATGGGTTGTTCCATGCCTGGGTGCCGTAGGGAGAGGACTTCAGCAGGGAGTCTGTCCCAGCACGTTGACCTTGGTTGGATCCACCGAAGTGAGCTTCAACCGCGGCAGTACCGCGGGGGTCTTTGGACCGATTGATAAATTGACTCATAGGGTTCTCACATCAAAAGCGTGATGGCGTCGTCGTTGTGACGGTCATCGAGCTCCATCAGGAGCGCGATCTCCATATCGATATTCGCGCGTTCGTAGGTCTTACGGATCTCCTGGCGCGTCTCGGTGACCGCTTTGCGCAACTGAGGCGTATTCGTGGTGATCCGGGGAGGCGCGATCTTTTTAGGCTGCGCTGCCTGCGGTGCTTTCTGGGCAACTTGCTCGGCGAGGCGTTTCGCCTTATCGAGTATCTCAAGCGCTTCGGCGAGCGATCGGCATTCGAACGTGTGGCCGTCGATCTTGATCCGATAGATTTCGCGGATCCGCTTCCGGCCTGCATCGGCTGATGCGGATATGACCGATACCGTGATCTGACCGAGCGAAAAGGCTGCTGATAAGCCGCCTATGGAGACAGTCTGATCACCCGCTATGTTGGCGGAGATCGCTCCTTCCGCGGTATTGATCGACTGCCCGTTTAGAGCAATGTCGATTTTACCGCTCGGAGATCCCTCTGTTAGCGTGAGCGACTGGCCTTGAAGGGCATAGCTCGCTTGGGAGCTAAGAGTACCTTCAGAGCTCGAGATCGCCTGCCCTGCCGCGCTATAACTCAGCGTGGGCGTAATCGTCCCGAGAGTGGAGGCGATCGCCTGACCGGCTAGAGTCAGTGTCAGATCACCACCGGTCGAGGCGGTAATCGCGCCTTCGGTAAAGGCGATACTCTGACCCGTCAGGCCATACGAGACAGTCGGAACAATTGTCCCGAGGACCGAAGTAACAGCCTGTCCTACGGTAGCGTAGGACACCGCAGGGGAAATCGTACCAAGCGTCGAGGTGATCGACTGGCCTGAGACGCTATAGCTCACCGTATCGGTGATCGTTCCTTCCGTCGAGGTAACCGATTGGCCACCTAACGTGAACGTCGATCCACCAGCGGGCGCTAAAATCTCATAGAGCGCATAAGCCCATTGCGGTGTTCCAGGGCTATGGAAGTTAACCGTAACGGCGCCGGCCGCTCCCGAATTACTCGCCTTATAAGCTCGACCTCCAGAGGTCTGACCGGTCTGCGTGTAACCGTCGATCGTATCCGTGCTCGTCGGCGTACCGGCTGCCTGCCAGTCCACCGCGACACCGGCGACCTGAGATCCGCTGGCTGTCGTGGTGATAGACGGGCTTATGTTAGCCGTCGTGCTGGTGCTACCTCCTGTAGCGGCTCCAGTCTGACTCGTGGCCGCACCAGTCCACACATCACACCAGGCGGCAGCGTCGTTGGGAATAGCACCAGCCGTGCTTCCGGTCCCAGTGACACTGACCGTAACGGTAGTTGCGACACTCGAATTAACGAAGGCGCGCCAGACCGCAACCGATCCGCCACTCGCGTTAGCTTGGCTCTTGACGAGAGTCCAAGATCCTAGCCCACCGCCTGTATTGGTGGGATTACTGAAAGTGGGCGAAGCTGCCGTGCTATTGATGCACGCGGAGCAGTATACCCATGCATTAGCAGGCGGGGTGAATGAGGCGGAGGTGCCTGACTCAGTTCCACTCGCTGTCGTGGTACTACTGAGATTAAAGCGCGCCGGACTAGAGGCATCCCGCGCGATCGACATATCAGTTCACCGTTACACTCGCGCCCGTCTTGATATCGGCGGAAAAGGTAATCGTGCCCTGGAAAAATCGATTCGTCCCATCCGGGATATCGCCTACGATATTCATCGTAGCGACTTCCGTGCCGCTCTTGTTGTTGACGTGGATTCCGCCGGTATCGCTACCACCTGCCCAGTCATTGTAGGTGTTACCACCATCCAGGGAGATCTGTAGGTCGTAGCTGATGGTATCGGTCGAATTGGGCCAGATCGTCGGATCAGCCGATGTACACCGCAGGATGAATATCCCGAGCTGGGTGACACCGTCCGGAATAGAGGTCGCCGGAATAGTGTGGGTACCAGCGGTATAGACCTGTGTATCCAGTACTGTCACTGTGGTCATGCTTTGAACGCCTTCTTGAAAGCGCGCTTCAGCCTGAGCGCGAATAAGAAGCGTTCTAAATGGAGAATAAGCTCTTCATTCGAATCCATCGAACTCTCCTAGTTGAGCTGGATCAGGGCATGCGTCGAATCGTTCGTCGGCATATTGAGAGTTAGCGTTCCGGCAGTCACCGTAGTACTACCGAAGTTATAGGCGAGAATCGCCCTATTGCTTTGAGTGGAGTTATAGAGCAGTACGGTATCGAATGCGGTCGAGAGAGTGACTGTCGTATAGGTGATCGCGGCGGATGGCGTCCAATAGGCAGTTGTACCGCTCGAGGTGGGGGCCGTCGCATTGGTGACGCTGACACCGCCAGCAGTGTAGTTCGTGCCGGAGACTTCGTTTGTGGAGCTATACGATGTCGTCCCTGCCCCGATCGATCCCGTCGTGAGGTAAAGGGCCGCCTTGAGGCTATCAGTCGTGGGAGACGTCAGGCTCGTTCTAGAAACGATCGTCACGCTACCCAACTGATGAGCGCCCAACATCAGCTCGGTTTTGAATGACGTGCAGATTGCGCTAGAGTTAGCCACCGACTTTACCCCCTACCGCTTCCGCCTCTAGGGGACGTAATGCGTCGACAAAGACGCTCTGCCTCACCAGCTCATCGCCTAGAAAGTACTGGCTCAGGATCTTGCGATGGTTGTCGCCCGTTTCCACAACGTCCTGGACGCGTAGATCCGAGAACTCTATGAGTCCTTTGGTAGTGAAGACTTTCACGGGGCGCTCCAGAAATGAAAAACCCCGCACAGGGCGGGGTTAGATGGCAACTGATTGCAAGTATGCGGGAGAATACGAGTCCGGAGTCTCACGGTCAAGCTGGTCGAACACGGCAATCTGTCCACGTTCTACCCGCCGCCAGAACGTCGCTCGGGAAATGTGACAACGTGCCGCTTTGATCTCACTCGAGGCATGCGTCAGGTAATAAACCTTGATTACCAGACGCAGGTCTCCCGGGATACGGGCGACCGCTCTGTCGGTCTGCCCGATCATCTCCGGCATCGTCTCGACGTAACTATTATGGGAGGCTCCAGCCCCCTCCTCAATGATCCGGGCTAGTAGGGTACGAGCGGGCCAGGCGGTCTGGTTCCCTCGTACCCAACTGGCCCAGGCGCCTAGACATTGATCGGCATAGGCGACTTTGGCTTTCATGTATTCACGGCCACTTGAGTTGACACGTGGGCTTGGGTCCGTTGTTAAACCAGTAGCTCAGCCAAGCCGCTAAGCAGCCGAGAAACCCGAAGGAGGCGCCGGCTTGACGATCGGGAAGGGAATCGAGAACGGCACTTCTTTCCCGCTCCACGCACTGGTTGCGCTCTGCCCGTTCAGGATGTCGGTCTGGTCGACGTCGGCCCAGTAGTTACCCGGTGGGACCTTCGCTGCCATCCAATTGGCGTCCGTGACCGAGAGCTCGGACTTGGTTCCACTCGTCGTGATCAGGTATTTGTAGTGAGCTGGTCCGAAGGTGGCGTCTCCATCAGGACGGATACCGACTGTGGATCCGCTCTGGGTTTCACCGTCCGGTAGGGGTGATCCACCCTCACCTGTGGTACTAGGTGTCCATGAAAAGCCCTTGGTGAGCGCTGGGAATGTTACGGGGTTGGGTGTAGACACATCATCTCCTAGGTTATCGGGCGACCACCGATGTGGTAGTCACTGAAGAATGTATGGACGAGCATCGTGCAGATGTACCTTGGACCTCGAGAGCCGTAAGGGCTTCGCTCAGCGATGAAACGACCGGTGTGCGGGTCTCGGCTACGAAGGTTTGTTGAGCCTTTTGATCGTTCCTCACGCGCGGCTTGGGAGCTCGTTTGCCATATGGGGTTTTCACTTCCAGCGGTCTCCACACCCACTCCCCTAGCCTTTGACTGAATA